GGCTAATGTTCTGGAACGTGCCGCGCATAATCAGCGCGTATGCGTCCGTAATGTCTAGCGCGTCAGTTGTCGCGCCGTTGCTCTGATTGTTGCTCATGGTTCTTGCTCCTTCCTGGCTCTACATGATTGCCTCGATTTCGGCCTCCTGTGCGGCCTTGATAATCGCGTTTTTGCGGTCTGTAAAAACGGCCTTTTGCGCGGGTGTCAGTGCCGCCGCGTACTTGTCCCAGACCGCTTTCAGCGCGTCCGTGCTTTCGCACGCCTTGACCTCTGCCTTGAGTTGCGCGTCCGTTATCATCGGCGCGGCGGGGGCCGCTTTCGCGGTCTGCGCGGTCTGCGTCCCCTGCCCTGCCGCCGCATTGTTCGCGCTAGCGGCCTTGTCGGCCTTTGCCGCCGCGATTCCCTTCTGCGCCGCCGCCTTTAGGCGCGCGTCCCGATTCGCCGTGTCAGGATTGTCGGGGTGGTTTTCGGGGTTGTCGGGGTCTGCGCTCGAATCGTCAATCCCGAAGAGGCCGCAAAGCGCGTATTTGCGCGCATAACTCGACGCGCTCCCCGTCACCTGTGACTCATCCATGCCCTTTTTGGCTAGAGGCTCCCGCGCGTATGCTTCGGAGAAGGTCGCAACATTGCCGTTGGAAATCTCCGCTTTAGCCTTGAGATAGAAGCGGTCGCCAATCTGCATAATGGTGTCGGTGAGGTTGATTGTGAGGCCGTGCTTTGCTAGCAGTGGTTTCACCGCCGCGAGAATGTTCTCCGCGCTTCGGTAACGATACCCGCCGAAGTTGTTGCTCAAGTCTTTCGGGGCCTTGAGTTCCGCTTGGATTGCCGCCAGTGCGGCGTAAAAGTCTTTTGTTCCTTCCATTGTTAAGCCTCCTAGTAGTTGTGCAAGGTCAGAGTGCGCAGGGCCTCATAGCCGTCGCGCCAGTCGTTAGCCTCGCGCGCCTCCGCAAGCGCGTTGAGTTGTTGCATTAGCCAGTCCTCGGCCTCGTCTAAGTCGGCGGCGAGGATATGCCACACGCCGCACCGAGGCGCGGGGCCGTTCGCGCGCGGACGCTCGACCGCAACGATTAGGCAACACGGCGGCTCAGAGCAAAACGCATTAGCCATATAAGCGCGGCGGTAGAAAGCCAACTGGTGAATATAGCGGAAGTCTCGCGCCTGATATACAAAGCGGTCGATGTCTGCCGTGGTTTTGAGGTCAACGATAACCTCAGGGGCAGAGGCCCTATTCGGGGCCGTCAACCAGTCAAGGCACGACTGGCAAGGAAGGCCGCACCAGTCGAAATAAAGCGGCGTTTCTGCGCGACCGCGCGCCAACTGCGCCCCCGCGATTTCGTGACCACGGACGGCCTTTTCCATGAGCAGGATTTGGGCGGCCTCGTCGCTCGATACTACAGGCTTGTCCTGTGTCGCAAGCCACTCGGTAAATGCTTTCGTCTCCCTGCCAAACGGCGCGCCCGTGCGTGGATTGACGGGGCCGTCCGCGACTTTGTACTCGTCCGCAAAAGCCTCGCGGCCCTCAAGTATCAACTTGTGGCAAGCCGAACCGAAGAACATCTCGCGCGTTTCCTCGCGGGGCGGCAACGCGCCCGTAATGCGCTCGTGGTACTCTTTGCCGTTCTTCACAAAGTCCATGAGCGAGTGGAACGAAATGCGCTCCCCGCGCGCGGCGGCGGCGTGGTATGCCTCGCGGTCAAAATCTGCGCTAGCCATTACCGCGCCTCCTTCCCGGCCTTGATGTCAGCCTCGGCGGCGTCCATCTCGTCTCTCATTTGCGCGGCCTTGCGCTTCTCGGCGTCCCCGAAAAATCCGTTCCGCAGTTTATCAGCCAAATCCCGCATATCAGCGCAAGTGGTCGAAATGCAAAGATTGTGATAATACTTGCCGTCAACTGCCATGTCAGCCACCACGCAAATGCGATAGCGCATATTGTCAGAGCCGTTGTCGGTGAAGGTCACGTCCACGAAAACGGGGCCGCTCTGTAGCGACGGGTGGCGCGTGTTCTTGTTGAGTACCATTTCCGCGATATCGGCGGGGAATGGCGTTGTATCCAGTTTGTTGTCCATTGTGGATCACTCCTTGTTGGTTGTTGGTGTTGGTGTCCCCTCCGCACTCGCGGCGGGAAGTTGGTTAGAGGCTTGCGCCTCGGCTTGCGGCGCGTACCTAAAATAGGCCGTGCAAGCCCCGTGGTTGCAGAGTTGCGCGCCGTGTATGCGGCAATAGAGCCGCCCCTCGGCGGGTTGCCAGTTCGCGCAAGTCGCGCACGTTCGCGGCGGCGTTGCGGTCGGCACGGTGGTTGTCTGCGTCTCGCTCATTGCGCCGCCTCCTTTTTAACAACGGCCTTGCCGCTGTTCGGGGCGTAAAGTTTTGCGACGAGCGGCAATACCATGCGCACGGCGTCATAGATGTCAGCAGCCATTTTCACCTCGCAGTCCAATGCGTCTTCCGACGCGCTTCTGCTTATATCCGCGCGCAATTTCGCGTTGCCGCGCTTGGGGGTCACGATTCTTAATTGGATGGTTAAGGTGGTCATTGCGCCGCCTCCTCGACCGCTAGGCCGTCATCTCCGAATATCGCGCGGAATGTCTCAAGCGCGGCGCGCCTCGATACAGGCGTTTAGCGCGTTGCCGATTTTCTGCACGGTCGAAAAGAACCGCTCGCGGTAAATCTGCGACTCTCTGCAATCGTCCTCGCGTGTCACATCGACAAGGCGCGCGTTTGCCATTAGGCCGTCAATGGCCTCCGCTAGCGCGTCCCGTGTCGCGGCCTCGTCTTTGAGTTGCTTCGTGATTTTATTGGTCATGGTAGTCTCCGTTGGTTGTTGGTTGCCCCGCCACCCGGCAAGGCGAAAGTGGTTAATTGTTCGATTGCGCGAAGTCGAAAAGATCGTCACTCTTGACGAGCGAACGCTCCGCGTCGGTAAGGTTGGCGATTGCCACGCGGAAATATGATGGTTTCAACTCGCACCCTATGAACCGCCGATGATGCCGAATGGAAACATAGCCCTCGGAACCGATGCCCATGAACGGCGAAAGCACGATGTCTCCCGGATTGCTCCAAAGCTTGACGCAACGCTCTATCACGCCCAACTGCAACGGGCAAAGATGCTTTTCGTCTTCGTTGTCCCGTCCCTCTACGAAATTGCGCAGAACATCCCCCTCGTTGATGCCGTCGGTAGCTTGCATTCTTGAAGGGTAATTCTCTTGGAACGGGTAGTGCGGTGACTTCTCATTCGGCATTTTCCTGTACCATACAGGCGCTGCCCATTCGCACCATTCGTCGCCCGTTATCCAACCTTCTTCGTTGCCGTACCGCTCTGAAATGCCGCTCTTGATAGGATTGGCGTTAGATCCCGGCTTCTTGAAGACGACGACATAATCCGCAAGCGCTGGCCGTGACATTGACGAATCGGCGGCAAGCGTCTTAAAAAGCAATGTTGCCTCTTTGGTACGGGATGCCTTAAGCATTGGATTCTTGTCGATGGTCACTTCCGAATAGTAAATCCAACCAACCTTCTCCATTGCCCGTATAAGGTCGCCCCGGAAGTCACGCAAGCCGACATAGCCCTCGCGGCCCTTGAAGACTGGTTCCTGTGTCAGATGCACACAGCAGATGCGGCCTGGTTGCGTACACTTCAGCAATGACACCGCAAGAAACTCGAAATGCGCTATCAATTCGCCAAAGTCATGCACATTGCCGACATCTCGCGGTGAATTGGTATAGGCATACATGCCCGGAAATGGAGGCGAGAAAACCGAAAGGCCAATGCTGTTTTCGGGTATCGCCGCCACTATCTCTATGCTGTCGCCGTTGAAGGCTTTGAACTTGTCGCCTTCCACTTGGTCTATGCACTTAACATCCATTGTCATATCTCCTATGCTACTGGCACTAGCCATTCCGGGAACTCGACTACAAGACGAGGCTTGTATTCCATTTCGTTTCGCCGCGTTGCGGCAACCTCGCCGACTTCCTTCATTGCCTTAACAGTCTCGTCGAAAAGCTCACATGCAAGCCGTTCCTTGCGCTTGATGTTCTCGACAACGGCCCCGTCCGTGTCGGCGCAAATCACATAGCACTCTACGGCGCTGTTTTGGCCAAATCGCCAGCAACGCCGCACGGCCTGATAGAAAGATTCGTAGCTGTCTGAAAGACCTACGAATATGATGTTGTGGCAAGTCTGGAAATTCATGCCGAATCCGGCGATTGACGGCTTCGATACAAGTACGCGCAAATCGCCGCGCGCGAAGTCTCGCAGATTCTTTTCCTTGAAGTCAGGTGAATCAGCGCCCTTGACTTGCACCGCGTCTGCGATTGCGTCCGCCAGCGCGTCCCCTTCTGAATTAAGGTCACACCATACAAGCCATTGCTCTTTAGACTGGTTGCACAGTTGCGCCGCGCGCGCCACTCTTGCCGTCAATGTGTCCCGTCTCGACTGCCTCCGCTCCGATAGCGATTGCGCCTCAAGCGCGAATAGCAAGCCGTCATGCGTCTCGTTGGTGACTGATTCCTCATGCATGACAAGCGGCGGCAAATCATAGCCCTCGTCGGAAAAGCCGATGTCAGACGGCTTGCGCATTGCGATAGACCATTCGGCCATCCACATCCAAAACGCGCGCCGCGCGTGTCCCTTCAGCCGCCATGCATGGACATTGTTGCCGTCCTGCCGAAAGAATAGCGCCAAAATCTCCTTGCCGCGCATGATGTTGAGAAATTCGGCATGGTTGCAAATCTCGATGATGTCATTCGGCGCTGGTGTCGCCGTACAGCAAAGGCGGTACTTGATCGGCTTGGCAAACTGCGTTATCTCCATGCGCGTCTTGCCGTCGTAAGCCTTGAGAATGGAACTCTCGTCAAGCACGATCCCGGCAAAGATGCCGTTTGAGAACTTGCCAAGACGCTCATAGTTGGTAATGTTGATTGCGCCCTCGGCAACATCCTTGCCGTCCTCGCACCGATTGACGGCGATGCCGAACTTCTCGCCCTCGCGCACGGTCTGCTCTGACACCGCAAGCGGCGCAAGGATAAGCACGGCCTTGCCAGTACGCTCTACCACCTTGCGCGCCCATTCCAGCTGTTGTGCGGTCTTGCCAAGTCCGCAATCCTCGAAAAGCGCCGCGCGCCCCCGGCGCAAAGCCCATTGCACAATGCGCCGTTGCCAAGGAAATAGAGACTGGTTCAAATCGCAGTCATCGACGGCGAATCCTACGGGATCTACAACATCCCTCTTGGATTCCAAGAAAGCCTCATAGTCATTCATTCCGCGCCCTCCAGAGCCTCGCGCGCCTCGCGGAGAAGCGCGGTGTCACGTTCGCCGTTGATGTGGTATCTGCGCAGATTGTCGGCAAGCCGCCGCACGATGTCGCGGAGGCGTTTAGTCTCTAGGCCGTTTTTCTGCGCCTCAGCCTCAAGGCGGCGAATGCGCGCGCAATTCCGCGAGTTAAGGTCGCGCACGATTGCGGTTAAGTCTGTTTCCTCGCTCATTCCGCGCCCCCTTCCCTCTTGCGCGTTGCGGCGCGGACGCCCTTCAGGAATCCCGCGCGGTGTCCCTCAAGATAGCCGTAACCAGCCGCCGCGAGTACCGCGAGGCCAAACAATAGAAAGTCGTACCAGTGCATTAGTCGGCCTCCCCTACCCTAGCGCACCGCCGCGACAAACGCCGCGATTTTCCACGCGTACGCCGCCACAAATGCCGCATTGATGATGATTGCCGCCGCGATTGCCGCGCACCATGTCACGCGCCGCGAGGCCACGCGCGGAGGCTCCGCCGTGCAGTCCTCAAAGCCGCCGTCCTCCCGTGCGGAGGCACTAAAAAGCACCGCGAACCGCCGCGCGGTCCCGGTGTCGGAAATGCTCTCAGTTGCGCTATTGCGCGTACTGGTTGCGAGTTTTTGAGTTGTCATGCTGTCCTTGCCGGACAGCCTCTAAATTGTATCTATGCGCCATGCAATAGCATTAGCAGTTAATGCTACATAACCCGCATTATGCGACACGATTTTTGAGGCTCGTCCTTTTGCCGTGCGCTTTCGCGCTTTCGGCGGGGTTGTTGGTTGTTGGTTGGTGTGTCCGCATTGTCGCGCCTTGCTACTGGTTAGACTCCGCGGGAGATTGTACTTTCGCGCCTTGCGCGGCCTGTGCCGCCTTGCGCGCTTCGGTGTTGCGCTTCCTTGCCGCGACGCTTGCCGCTTGCGCCCTGCGCCCGTGACCAGCGACCGCAAAGCCCTTGCGGGTATGAGTCGCGCCGCCCTTCTTCCCCATAGCAGAGAAGAAGTCTCGAACTGCTTTTGGTGTGCTTGAGTTGCTCATGATAGAAATATCATAGCATAAGCCGTTTGCGCTAGTCAACAAAAATTTTCGACATCGCAAAAAAATGCGCGGGCGCATGAGACTCGCAACCCATGCGCACCGCGCGCCAACAACCCTCACAAAGGATTGATAACAGTATACCACGCCGTGCCGCGCGTGTCTATTGTTTTACGCCTCACGCCTCGCGGCGCGAATGGTCACCGCTTGAGTAAATGCTCTAACGCGAGGGCGATTTGAGGCCGCAACGCAAATAGCGCACAAAGCGGGATGCCCAAGCCAAGAAGCACGGCGGCTATCTCGCGCCGACACTGAATCACAACGTCGCGCCAACTGGAAACGCGCGGGGCCTCCGCAATATGAATGCACGTCAGCCGCGTCAGCTGGTAGAGGTTGTCGGCGATTGCGTCTAGCTTTTCGGCAGGCTTCAGGCCGTTCGTGGTACGGAGCGCCGAATCTAGCATTTCGTCAAGATCAGCTTTCGCGTCCGCATTGAGTTTGCTCGCGTCAATCGCGGCCTTTGCTAGTTCATTGCGGTGTTGATTCTGCGCTGTGATAGCCATTGTGCCGCCCTCCCCTACTCCACCGCTTGCGCGGTTTTCTCCCATTGCGGCGGCGCGTATTCTTCGGGCCGCTCGAAGTCCGTAGACACGCAACCCGCGCAACCCGCCGCCGCGAGGCTCAGAGCAACAAGCACCGCCGTCGCAATGTGTCGCTTGTGGTATATGCCGCCGAACGCGCGAACGCCGTAGTATGTCATCGACGAGACGAACGGCGCGAACGGATTGCCCTCGTTTTCCGCGAGGTTGACGGACTTGAAAATGTCATCACCAACGGCGCGCACAACGGACACCTCAACGCCGAACGCCGCCGCTATGCGCTCCATCTCTCGATACCATGTGTCATGCGCAATTGCGCCGGGAATCAGATTCACGCCGAGAAAGCGGTCGGGAAAACAGGACGCGCCGTCACAAATGGAATTGTCCGCCGTGCTTGTGAAAGGGTTGTACCACACCAACAGCGCGGAGCCGTCACATATCGCGTTTACGATTTCGCCGCGATACTCGCCAATAGGCAAGCCGCGCCTGTTGCGGAGGCTAGGAAGAATCCACTCGGCTAAGAGGCTATAGCGGTTGTTTGCGTCCTTTCGGAGTTGCGCCTTAACGTATTGCCGCGCGGCCTTACCCCCGGCCTCTAGCAGTTTGCGTGAAATCGTGGCATAGTCCATATTTGCGAAATCTCCTTATTTTGCGCATAAGATTACGTTAGTGCGCCGCTTGCCGTCGCGTGAGCAAATAACGAAAGCGAACTTGTCGGCTTTTCCGACCGCTTCACGGTCCCACCCGTTATAAGCCTCGGCAATGTTCTTAAAGTCGCGCGTTGTGCGGCTCGTGCTAATCCAGTCGAACTTACCGCCGCGCCACTTGTTGCCGACGAGGCAGAAAAGCGCGGCAATACACGCGGCGTCCTCCTTGCTAGACGCGCCGAGGTTTTCGCAACCTCCGCTCATCCAAGAGTATGACAGGCCGCTTGCAGTCACGCGCAAGCCCATTATGCGCGCCTTGCTATCAAGTGCCGCGCCGCCGCCCTTGAATCCGCCATAGCACCAGTCTAGCAAGGAGAAGTCAACGGAGTCCTCTTCGCTCTTCGCTTGCGCGGCTTGCGGCGGTTGAACTGTTGCGTTTTCCTTAACAGTTGCCGCCCCTGGCACTGCGCCGCCGTCCCAATTGCCGCAACCTTCCGCGCCCGCATTGAGAGCCGCTAGCGCGAGTTTTCGGGACGGGCCGCGCGCGTATTCAAACCCGACCGCGCGCTTGCCCTTTGCCTTGATAGCCTTGATTTGTGCCGCCACTTGCGCCTCTGTGCAACCGGGGGAAAGTTGCCCCAATATGATATCAGCCATTGGAGCCATTGGGAACGAGTTGCCGCTAGTGTGGTGTACGCCTATCGGGCCGCTATAGTACCTCCGCACGGCGTCGCGCACCGCCGCCCATTGTCCCGCGCTCCCGCCCTCGTCCATTTCCAAGCCAAGAACTACATACGCCGCGTCGCGGAAGAACGCGCGGCAATGCTCGACGCATTTGGCGGGGTCTTTGAAAAGCTCCTTGAGAAGTGCCGCCGAATCATCCGTTATTATCCACGGCACTACGCGGAATCCCTCGCGGATAAGCGCGTTATATCGGGAAAGCATTGCGCCGTAGTCCTTATCACGCCACGCGGCGAACCCCGAACACTCGCCGTCGCCGCCATTGGCTAGGATGACGTGCGCCGTGTCGCAACCTTTGCTCTTCATCCACGAAACATATTGCTTGAACTTCGCCTCGTCCATCTTCGGGAACAATATGTTCATCATGCGCCGCGAGGCGTTTGCGCCGTCCCAACATGAGGCCAGACCCAGCGGAAACGCGCTCAGAGCCACGCCGCGCGCCTCCGCGCTATCATTGCCGCCCTTGTCCTCTGCGCGCGATTCTGCGGCCTCCTGTTCCGCATTGCGCGCGGCGTCCGCTTCGCGCTCCCATTGCTCGACCTTGCGCGCCAACTTATCAAGCGGCTTTGCAAGCAGTTTTTCGAGCAGTCGCTCAAGTAGTTTTTTCATGGTCATTGCTCCAAATTAGGCGTGCGGTTCGGCGGTGTGTGTTGTGTGGTCAAGCCTAACCCCTTTGTTGAACAACCTTCCACTAGTGCCTCACCGCGCGAAATCGTCTTGTCCTTTCGTCGTTGGTTGTTGAATCGACCGCCTCGCGGTCAAAGCCCGAATCGCGCCGCGTCCACGGCGTCGTTGGCCGCGACCTCGGCGGCGGTAAGGGCGCGTGAGTAGAGGCGGATACTGTGAATTTTGCCAACGAAATGGTAAGAAGCATTGTATAGTGACCCTATCACGAATGTATTTGTGAGATATTTGCCACCGACGCTCATGTAGGCGGTCGAGCCAGTGCTGCTTGAGATGCCGTTTCGATAACATTCAACCGGAGCCGAGTTCATTCCGCCGCTAAATAGCCACGAACCGCTTTGCGGCTTGTCGTTCCCTGCGGAAGTGAAAGGCGTCTTCCCCGCCGCGCTCATGAATCCCGTTGTGCTGATTCCAACGCCAGCCGATACGCCCGTGCCGATGTTGAAAATACTCTGAACGTTGTTGGTCGCGGAAAATGAGGCAACCACCTCTACTGTTTTAACCGACGATGCAAAGCTAGAGGACGAAACCGAGAACGCTCCGTAATTGCCGTTAGCAGACGTGATGGTCAGCGCGTTATCTAGCCATGCGATAGGTGAACTCTTTCGAGCGAGGGTCGGCCCGCTCTCGTTTAAGTTTTTCCATTCCGTCGCATTCGGGTCGTGGACGCCCCAGCCAGCGTTCTCGATGCCGTCCCACATGGCTATGAGGCCGTCCTGCACATAGTCTCGCGCGGTCGGCATAGATGAGCCGCCAGACATCAGAAACGCGTTGCGCGCGGCTATCATCATGGCTGGCCTCCCGTCGCGCCGAAGTCCAGCATGGCCTCGGCCTCGGCGTCCGTGAGTTGGAGCGCGGCCTTGATTGCGGCGAGGGCAGCGGGCCATTGCGGCGCGTCCTCGTCGAACTCCGTGCAGACGCTCCAAAGGAACGCGATTCCCTGCGCGTCCGGCGAGGCTAGGAACGTCTGGAACGCGGGCCATTTGCCGTGAGCATAAATCCATTGTGCAAGCCATGACTTGCGGAAAACTCGCGGAGGCGGCGGCGGGTCTTGGACTGCGAGGTACTGCAGCACGTTGCGCCCCTCGACCTCGTGCCATTGCCCGGCCTCCCAATGATAGCCGTAAGGCGGCGGCTCCTTCGGCGGCTCGTCCACGTTCGGAAGATAGTCATGCTGCCTATAGTCGGCGGGCGACGGCGCAACAATGTAGGTGTCGCCGTCATGGAAGGTGTCTGGCGCGTACTCCATCGCGCCCTCATTTATTCTGCCCCATTCGCGATTCATTGAGCCACCTCCATCTTTACCGATTTAACCCAAAACGTGTTAGCCGCAACTTCCGTGACGGAATATAGCCAAGTCTCCCCGCTTGCGGGGGAATGCGTGAACCCGTCCCCGTACACCGTCGCGCCCGTCGGCGGCGTGAAGGTAATATTGCCCGTGTTGCCCGTGGTGTTCGTGACGAGGACGAGGAAGTCTCTAGCGGCTAGAAGCATGACGCCGCCCTCTTGCGGAACGTCCGGAAACGTCAGTACGATGTCGGCCACATTGTCGGCTAGCGCAATGACACGATTGCAGGCACGGTCGGCCAGTTGCCCCGAAACAATCCGCGCCGCGTCTATCGCATAATGGACGGCGGCGGCGGGAGCGGCCCCAACGTCCGAGGCCGTAAGGACTACCGCGCCCGTCTGGCCGTTGACGCTCTGCACGGGTACGGTCGGTATCGTCGGCTTGTCCGTGAGGTCATTGTATGAGCCTGTGCTTGCTACTGGAGCGAGCCCCGCCAAGGCCTCGTTTGCCTGTTGAGCGTGACTCTCCGCGATGTCAGCCGTCGTCTTCGCCTCGTCCGCCTTGTCAGACACCGCGCCGAGCGCGGCCTGCGTCGCGTAGGTCGCCGCCGCCTCGGTCTTGGTGAGGTAGTTGTCGGGGTTGACCGTGCAGACGAGTTTCCCGTCCACAATCGCAAGCCCCGCCCCGACTTGAGAGGCGCGGAGGTAGAAATCAATATCAAGGTCGATTAACTCATCGGGCATGGGCGCGGAAACAACAGGAATCCACCCCGCGCCAGCTACGCCGTTTGCGTCATTGACCAACGCCCAAACCGCGACCATGCGCCCGGCGGGAGTATGCGCGAACAACGCCGCGACCTGTTCCGTTGCCAGTTGCAGAAAGCCCGTGCCGCCGCTCCCCTGCCCCGACGGCGTGAACGCCTTGCAAGCCGCGACAACTGTTTGGTCGGGCGCGACGAGATACAGCGCGGTCGGCGTTGCGCCGCCGATTGTGACCTCTGCCGTCTCGCCCGCGACGAGCCGCCCCTCGACCGTCAAGGCGCGCGTCTCCGTGATTGTGATACTGATTGATGTTGCCATTTCCAAGCCTCCTAACTGCTAGGCGGTGTAGTTGTCCATTTTCCTTGCCCTATGCCCCAGGCGGGTGTCGACGAAGTGCATATCGGTTGATAACGCGCGTCCAGTGCGTCAACGAGGTCGGCGACGGTTTGACCGCTACCGCCAAAGGCGTTGATTAACTCCTCGAGGAAGTCGACCAATGCGCCCTGTATGGTTTGCTGGATCACCTGTGATACATAGCTGTTAATTGCCTGTTTCAGAGTCGCGCCCGCTATGTAGTTGACTTCATACGGCGCGTTTGGATAGTCCCCGCTTCGCTCTTCGCGGATTACAAAATCGACGACATCCCAATCATTAGAGGTATGCGCCCCGACTTGCACCGCATGGAGGCAAAGCGCGTCATTGTATGCGTCGCGGTCGATTGACAAATCGTCGCCGTAGTCATCGGCGACCACGATTTCGCCGTGGTAGTACTGCTCCGCGACTGCGGTATCGTCTCCGACAAATCCGCCAATCATTAGCGCAAGCAAATAGCGGTCACGCGCGTCCGTGCCTTGCATGGGGTCAGTATCTGAAAGCCCCCAAAGATAGCCCGTTGTTGTGTGGTCCCAACGCGCCCAAACCCATACGGGACCAGTGCCTGACGGAAGTTGCCGCCACCCGTCTTGGTCGGGCGTCGGTGTCGCCGAAGAGTCGCGGACGGCCTCGCTTCCCATGCCGCGAACATAGACGAGGTTCTCGCCGTTTTGCGGGACATACACGCACGGATAGCCGCCACGAATTGCAAGGTCGAACGGAAGCGGCGCGGCCTCCGTGCCTCCACCTAAGTCAACCACGCCGACGTCAAATTGTATCAGGCGCGGCGGCGGTCCGTCGTCATCCAAGTAAGCAATGGCGCGATATTCCTCGCCCTCAGTTAGGTCTACCGCGCTTGTCTGCCACGATAGAAACCAAGAGCCGTTCCCGTCGCTCTGGACACACAACCACGGCGCGCCTTGCGAAAATGCCGGGGCCTCGTACCATTTCAATCCCGTTGCCTCATCCGTGCCGTCCTCCGACGGGGCCGCGAGTTCCCCGCCGTTGACAATCGCAAGCCCGCCATAAACGCGCACCTTCCACTCGACCGCCGACGTGCTAATCGGCTCAGGATATGCGCGCACTTGCCACGGGGCCGCACGTTGCGCGAATCCGCGAGGCTCGACCGAAATGGTCTTACCGCCTACGCCGTCCGCAATGGTCACGCCGTCACCCGCGAGAGGCCGCGTCGCGGTGGTATACGCAACCGCCGCATTAATTGCGCGGGACCTGTAGCCGCTTATCGGCGCGGGCGGTGTCGGTGTCAGTATGTCTGCCATTTTCGCGCCTCCTACTGCGGGACAGTTGGCGACCAAGTGCCGCCGGGATAAAGGGCCGCGGCCCATTTCCACGCGCCTTGATACTCATAGGTCAAATCAAGGTTTGTGTCGGTCCTAGTTACGGACACGCCAGCAAGCCGCCACTCAAACGAGGTCGGCGCAGAAGGTGTGCCATCCGCTGTCTGATAAACATATTTAGGCTCTGATATCTCGCCATGCCCCTCGACATTGGCCCATGTGTATACAGTTCCTGTCGCTATTGCGGCGGCGGCGGCGGTCTGTATCGCGGTCACGTCCGCGAGTGTTGAGTAATGCCGAGTCACGCGCCACACAAAGCCCGTTGCCTCCCACTGCGTCACGCCCGCATATTTCAGCGCGAGGTATTTTTGCGCCGCCCGCCCGCCGCCCGCGACAAATACGGCATAATCCCTGTCATCATGCGCGAATGCGTCATCAATGGCCTCAACTATCGCGGGAATGGCGGCAAATGCGGGATGAGAGGAAAGCGCGGTCGGGACCGTTATGCTTTGGAGTTGGTAGGTATCTGGCGAAACTGGTTTATTGTCATCGGGATAAGAGCCGCCGCCGCCCGCCTGCCCTATGTGCGACGAGTACTCTACGGAGATTTCACTGACGCCCGAACCGCCAGAGGATGAAATCTGAATCGAAAGCGCGTTGTCGCCGTAAAAGGTTTTGATGTTCCCATAGGCCGCGTCTACGGAGGTTTTTACGCCGCTATAGACCGCGCGCCGCTTGTATGCTTTGAGGCCACACGGCGTATCAGTTGCGCGCCGCCATCCGACAGGCATAGTCGCACCCGCCGCAAGGGTTGAATTAGGTTTTACCACGTTCGGGGTCGGGTCTGCCATTGCTATCCCTCCAGAAGCGCGTCGACGGCCTCTTTCAGTTTTGTATTGGCCTCTTCAAACTGCTTTTGTATCGCGGTCAATTTCGCGTTGCGCTCCGCATCCATTCGCGCGGCGTTCTGCGCGGTCGGGTCGCTCCCGATTAATCCGCCTATGCTGTTAAGCGAGTTAATTGCTTGCGGCGCGGAAACAGTCAGCGCGGCAATGTCCGCGTCCCGCTTCTCGACTAGCGCGCCCATCTGCGCCAACAGTTCATCATGCCGCGCGTTGCGGCGCGCCCGTGCTTCTGCGGCCTTTTGCTCTGCGGCTTCTTCGGCGGCTCTGCGCTTCTCTTCTTCCGCGTGTGCGGTGTATGGATCCCACTCGTTAACGCCCTGTTGCAAACGCGCTATGAGGTCGGCTTGCCGCGCCTCTTCTGCGGCCTTTGCGCGCGCCACCTCGTCCTCGTCGAATGCGCTGTAAAGGTTGCGCATGACGAAATTAACGTCTCTTTGCTTGCCCATCGCGGAACGGACAACGCCGCGCGCGCCCCGTGATTCATAGATGAGATTTGACGCGATATAATCAAGCACTGATTTGTCACCATTCGCGGCCCGTACCACGTCAGCGACTACGCGCTCGAAGTCTTGCCCGTTGACGGAAAGCAAATCACGCGCCATGCGCGCGTAGCCTGTTGCGTCTGCCTTGCGCCCCGCCTCTGCGTCTGCGGCCTCTTTGTCGCGCGCCTCCGCTTGCGCGGCGTATCTGCGGCCCGTTACGGCCTCGTTTGCGGCGCGCGCGGCTTTCTCTAGGTTGTCAGCGGTTGTGCCTAGCGCGTCCGCGACCTCTTGAATGCCGCCCTTTTTCTCTGCGATTTTGGCGAGGATGTCCGCAAGTTCATCGGCGGGGATTTTGGCCCGTGCCGCCGCCTCGGTAATAGCCGCGAACTCGGCAGGGGAAAAGCCGTTTTTCTGCGCCGCGTCTGACAGTTTGCGCCCCGCTTCGGCGGCGGCGGCGGCGGCTTGCTTTGCGGCCTCGCCCGTGCCGTTTATCCAGTTCTTGAGGTCCTTGTATAGGTTAATGGCCTGTTTAGCCATGCCTACGAAACCCGCGATAGAGGCAATAATGTTAATCGACTGCGTAGCGGCCTGTATCGCCTTTAGCCTCGCGGTCACGTCACGCGCGAATTTTGAAACCTCGTTTTTAGAGAGGTCCAACTCGCGTTTTAACCCGGTAGAGTCGCCCGTGAGTTTAGTCTCGATTTTCGCAGATTTAGCCATGTTTGACGGCCTCCGCTAATGCCGCGAAATGCTCATGTTCCTCGCGCGTCTCAAATTCGGCGGCGCGGTCCAGTTCCGCAGAGCAAACGGCGTGAGCGACGATTTCCGCACAACTCGCGTCCCATGCGCTATGCCGCGCCCATCTCGACGAACTCCCGAACCCATGACGCGCCCCAATAACCGCAAGCCGCCACGCCGTCCCGAACGCCAGCCGCTTCGCGTCAGTGGTCTTTTCGCCGTCGCGGACAAACCGCTCTGGAGTCCATAACTCGCGGTCGATGTAGTTGCGCACTTGCGCCCATGCCGCGCGCGCGTCTCGCGGCCTCCAGAACAGGCTCAGAAATGCGGACACCCACACGGATCCGCGTACCATGCGCCGCGCAACCCACGCGGGGCCAAACAGAATGGCGCGCTCGACTGCTAGGGTGTCCCGCGTCTCTTCGCCGCCATTAATGCACGGCGCGGAAATAGCCTCAAGCCAACCGAGGCGGCGCGGCGTCAATCGGCGGCGCGTCTCGGCTTGCAATTCGGCTATTTGAGGCCATAGGCGCATGGGCGACCTCCGTTTAGGCAGAGGTCCAGGCGTTGGCGGTGTTGGCGTATAGAGTCATTGAGATTCTGCACACCGTCGCCGTCCGCGTGATTGTGCTTTCCTCAACGATGAACTTGGTTGTGCCTAGTGTCAGCACGTCGCCCTTTTCCGGCGCGGTCTGTTCGGCAAGGAGTGCGCCCTCAGCGGTGTACCGCTTGCCGAGGTTGGAAACAACTGCGACGCAATCGTCACCGTTCTCGTCTGGAACATACTCCACATTACCGCTTGCCGCCTCGCTCTGGTTGGCGCGAATCATCACCGATATTGTATTGGAACCAAAACCCAACTCAACGGTCTTGCCCGCCGAGGTTGCGACTTGCGCTCTAGTAGCTGCCATAGTTTAAGCCTCCTGTGTTTCGTTGTAGTACCACGCGCCGAGAACAACCCGCGCGCGGAAATCTGCGACGAGGCGCGAGTTGTCCACACTCGCCGGGGCCTCGCCTTGAAAGATGATTACAGGCGCGACGCCATCCGCGACTAGCGCGGCGGTGTCTTGCATAGTGCGCCAAATCGCGGCCCGTGCGTCCGCAAAAGAGTCCGCCGCATAGTCATCAACGTCACACACAATGCGGACGCCGACACGCACCTCGCAACAAACAAACTCGCCGCCCTCGCCGTTGACAAGAGTTCCCTCGTCAGGCTCGGCGGTAATATGCACATAGGCGCCGTCTACTGGCACGGCGTCAAAGCGGAGAATTGCGGGGAAAACAGTTAATGCGGCGTCTGCGTAGACGGCATCCCGCAACCGCGCAAGCATGGTGTCAAGGCAATTTTCGAGAGTGGTCATAGGTAGATATTCCCCTCGTTTAATTTGCGTTGGATATAGGTTTCCATGTCCGCGACTTGTGCCGCTTCCGTAGCCGCTAGTGCCGACATTGCCGCCTCTTCATTCGGCGCGGGGTTGCGTACCTGTTTCGCGCTCGTCAAGTCGCTTTTGAACTGGTACACCGCGCCAGCCGTGACGGACGCCACGCGGCCCAAACCGCTAGCATTTAGCCGCGCCCAACCGCGCAAGCCCGTCTTGAGAGTCACTGCGGCCTTTGCCGCCGCCGCGCGGGATATGCCGAGAAGCAACGCCATCGGAAAACCGACGGACTTTTTGCGCGCGGTCTTTACGGTGTTGGCGTATGCCTTGAGAGTCCCCTTGCCGTGTCCAATCGGCTTGCCCTTCGCTAGCCACGAATAAAGCCGCCATTGCCGCGAGGTGAACAACTGCGTAATACGCGCGCTGGTCAGTTGCGAGGGGTGTACGCCCTTGTGGTATGCAATCGCCTTGCGCGCCCATTGAGAGAGGCCGCGCCATTGCGCCGCCTCTAGTGTTTTCCCCGCGACGCGCGCGTATCTCTCTGCCGTGAGCTCGAAGTCTGACACGTCAACCTGTGCGGATATGTCTATCATAGCCACGCCTCAAGGCTAAGAGTCAAGCACGGGTCACAAGGTGTGCCGCGTACCGCCGCGACACGATAAGCGCGGCCCGTCCCGACTTGCACACGGTCGCCTATCTGCGGCATCCATGCGCAATCATCCGCAACCACCGTGACAGTGGTAGCGGCGTCGAGAAAACGGGCCGCGCCATCGTCTGCCAATGTCTCACCGCCGCCCGCCATGTCAACGGCGGCGTTGCACGAGAACCGCCCGCGCCCCGGCCTCGAAATGGTCACGGGTTGCGGGAAGTCCTCGCACATTGCGCGCGCGTCGGCGGCTAGGCTTGCGGCGGTGAGTGGCATGGTCACACCTACGCGGTGACGAGACGGACCACGGAGTCCTGCGCCTTCTTGACGCCGAAGAGCAAGCCAAGCTCGGCGGTGATCGTGCCGCCGCCCTTGACGACTTCGGTGTACTGGAGAGAAAGGCCGGAAGCGGGTTCCGTGACAATGCGACGGTAGGCCACATCGCCGAGGCCGGAGGTGATAATCTGCTCGGGCGCGCCAGCGGCAACCGCGATAGCGGAGCGACCGATGACGGCGGCGACAAGGTTCTCGCTGTTTCCGGGGAGGTCGCTGTATTCGTAGGCGTCATAGCCGAGCATACCGCCGGGAATGCGCCCGTCGGCAATCACGTTGCGGTCATCAGCAATGGCGAGAGCGAGAACAATCTGCTGCATGACAGCCATCTTGCTAGCAATCGCGGAATTGCAGATAAACGCGCCGGGGACGTTCTTGAGTTTCGCCTTTGCGGCGGCGCGAATGTCGCCGAGGGTGTCAATATCGAAATTGGCGAGGGACTCGGTGACAACATCAGCGGAGGTGCTTCCGTAGTTGGCGGCGGTCACGAGGCCGAGAGCGGAGTCAACGCAAGACTGCGCGACGGCGACGGCGGCTTCCTTAATCTGTTCGGGCCACCAGGCGGCGAGCAGACGGGAAGAAATGACGCCCTCAACCGCGTCGAAAGCGGCGGCCTTGAACGTATCGACCTCGACTCCGACGCCAGTGACGGAGCCGCTAGCGGTGGCGAGAGTGCCGGGGGTCTTGTTGGCAACGGACACATTGCCCACGACGGGGACAATGTAGGTATTGCCCTTGATGAGTCCCTCCGGGTGGTCCAACTGCGTGGAGAACGCGCGGAAGTAAGGCAGAATCGCCTGTATTGCGCCGATGATATAATCATCAATCTGAGCCTCAGAGAGGCCGGTGTAGGTAGTTGCCATTGTTTGTCATCCTTTCTTTTGGTTGACGGTTAAGGCTTGTTCCGCACGGCTAGCGGAGGCCGAGTTCTGCGCGGTGAGCGGCCCGAAATGCCGCCTTTTCGCGCGGGGTTTTAAGTTTCGCGTACTCCGCATTTGCGGCGGCGCGCGAAAGGGTCGGGGCCGCGTCCGCGCCAGCGGGAACCGTGGTAGTCTTGGCGGCGGCGGCGGCGAAAGCGGGGTCGGAAAGCGCGGCTTTCATGCGGGCGTTTTCCTCTTCGATAGCGGAGAAACGCGCCTCAAGAGCGGCGAGGCGGTCGGCAAATGCGGCGGCTTGTTTCTCGTCACCACATTCGGCCTCTTCCTCTTCGTCTTTCTTTTCCTCTTCGGGCGTCTCTTCGACGGGCGCGGGTTCCTCGGCGGGGGTTTCGGGCGGCGTCTCTTCGACGGGCGCGGCCTCATCCTCTGCGGCGGGTGTTTCTTCAACGGGCGCGGCCTCTTCGGGCTTGTCCTCGTCCTCTGCGGCTTGCGCCGCGAGTATCTTCTGAATGCGCTGTGACATGGTTAGTCTCCTACTTGAGCCGCCATAGTTAAGGCGAGAGAAACAGCGGCCTCCATGTCTCCCACGCCGTCTGCCATATTTGCGTCAACGGCTAAACCGCCGACAAGGCAACGCCCGTCCAGTATGTCCGCGCTAGGCTCATCACCCGCGCGGCCCTTCATCACTGCGGCCTTGAACAGTTCCGCGACGTAATCGACTTGCCCCTGCAAGGTTGCGCGTTGCTCATCGGTTAGGGCCGTGCCGGGATAGCCGACGCCCTTGTTTGCGCCGCTCGAAAGCATTTCGACCTTTAGGCCCTTCGCGTCATACGCGCGGGACTCGTCGAGAAGCGCGCAATAAACGCCCACGCTCCCTATGTCAGCGGTCGGCCCGACGATTAAGGCGTCGGCTTGCGAGGCTATCCAATAGGCCGCGCTTGCGCACTGGTCTGCGGCGTAAGCAATGCAAGGCTTTTCAACGCGCGCAACCGCTTCGGCGCATTCCGCGACACCCGCGACCGCGCCGCCGGGGCTATCGACGTCGAGAACAATGGCGCGCGCGGCTAGGTCGGCGTCGGCGGCTATCACTGCGGCGCGAACGCGGTCAACGTCGCAACCGCCGCAAGCCATAGCAAGCCCCGACAAGTGCCGTCCGCAAATACCATGCAGAGGAACAACGGCGACGCCATCGGGCCGCAAATCGTACAGGCGCGGAACCTCTACCAGTTCATCGCCCTCGTCCTCGTCTCGGTCGGCCTTGAGTCCTGCAAGCCGCCCCTCAATCGCGGCGGCGAGTTGGGAATCAATCGCGGCAAATGCGCGCGGCTCTATCGCAACGGGCCGCGCCCTCAGTTCACGCGCCAATCTCCAAAGCGGGGGCATTGTCATTGCGCGGCCTCCGTTTCTGTTGGCGGCGTCTCGACGGGTGTGGCGGGGGTCGGCGTCTGTCCGGGAATCTGGATATCAGAGAGCGAACCCGCCGCGAGTCCGTACTCTTCTTCAATGTCCGCCGCCATGCGCATTTCGGCGGCGCGTTGTCTAAAGGTTTCCTCAAGGTCAAGGCCGCGCTCTGCGGCGGCGGCGGTAAGTGTGCCGACGCCCATGCGAATCTCCTGCATTTCGGCCTGGATAGCCGATTGCGGGTCTAGCCACATTACGGCGGGGCGTTGCCACTGCCAGCGGTCCCATTCAGAGCGGCCCCGCGAATCTACAGGCGCGGGCGGCAACTCCTTGCGCCGTATTGCCTCGGCAACGCGCCACGCCATCACGGGCCGTATTAGCGCATCCTCAATCCAGTCTTGCCACGCCGCTACGGTCACATGGACCTGCTCAAGCGCGGCCTTTGAACTTGCAAAAGTGCCGCCGCCGAAGTACTGCAAGAGAAACTCATACGGCAACCGCACCGCCATCCCGATAAGGCGCAAATTCAACTCGACAAAAGGCGAATACTCGCCGCCGGGTTGATTGTTTTGGAAAGGTTGCAGTTGTTGCCCTTCCTCAAGTTCGTAAATCATCCCGTCGCGGAAACTTGAGAGCGGGTGTGCGCTGTCGCTCTTGGTAGTGTTGCGGCCCTTGAGTCTGCCGCCGCCAGTCAAGCACCATGCGGCAAGCGCGCCCATCTTGTACTTCTTCAAATTCGCGGCGTTGATTTCGCCGAGGTCTTGCATAGCGTTTGCGACGGTCGCCAATTGAGGCCAGCCGCGCACTTGGTCAGGACGCCAACGCCACGCAATATGGAAAGCGGACGGGACCCAACGCGCGGGGCTTGTGTCAGTTACTTCGCCCGTGCGGGGGTCGCGGTCGGCTATGCGCCACGCGGTCACGCGCCCCGCCGCGTCTAGTCTATAAGCCTGGTTACTCCCTGCTTCGGGCCGCACCCGTTGAGACTCGACAAGAGTCAATTTTCCGTCGGGTTGCGGAATGCAAAACAGTTCGCCGTCAAACAGGCGCGCGCGCACTGCGTGACGCACGACCTCCGCGAAGTTGCACCGCCCGGAAGTCTCGCAATTCCCCGCCCATGCGCGGAACCATGCCTCGGCGTCTGCATTCCATTTGCGGTCACTTGTCCGCGCCTGTAGCATGAGCCGTGAGCCGACTACGTTGTCAGCCAGTCCCTCGGCAACGCCCGCCGCAACTGGATTGTTGCGCCGCAAATCGTGACAGCGGTTTACTACCTCGTCGCGGTCGCTCTGCGGTAAGAGTTTGTCCTCGTCCGCATTGATATCGCGGCCCATTAGGCGCAACGAGGCGCGCGCGGTTGACTCAAGGGCGGCGTCGAGTATGGACCTCCAGAGGCTCATGGGATAAACGCCCTCCTTAAATCTGCGACAAGTGCGCCGCCTCCGCGCCGCAACATGGCTAGAATCTCGTCGGCTAGGCTTTCGACCTCGTGTTTCACCGAGGCCATAGCCGCGCGGGTGACAGTGCGCCCCGCTATCGAGTAACTAGTGACGTCAGCGGAAGATGCCAAAGCGGCGCAAGCCGTGCGGAGGTTGTACCAGTCATCAATCAGCGCAAGACACTCAAGGCGCGCGAAGTCATCATCAATCTGACTCGCGGCCTCTCGCCAAAGGTCGGCTAGTTGCTTTATTGCGCTTGTCTGGTCTGCCATTGCGGTAAACAATCTAAACCGCAATGCGTTTTAATCCAATTCCTGTACTTTTTATATTTTGGCCTTTTGCGCGTTTCGCCCTTTATCCATGCGGCTAAACCGCGCATTTTGTGGCGCGTTTTATTCGTTTAAAAATCGTCAGTTTTGAGGCTCGGCGGATTCTGCGGCCTTTTCCTCATCCTCTACCGCCTCTATTTTCGCGGCCTCTGTCGGGCGAATGCCGCCATACCACGCCGCAAGGATACTCAATTTCTCCGCGTCCGTGTAATGCTCTGGAAGTTTGCGCGGGTTTATCCATACGCCGTTGCTTCGATACATTGCGCTCATCTGTGAAGCATAGTCAGGGTCAGAACCGAGGCCGCGCGGAATCTCCCAAAGCGGCGCGCCCTCTGCGGCGGTCACTCGCGCGTGAAGCATATCGAGAAGCGCGTTAGAGTTGGCGACAAGAACGGACACCGTTCGCCCATAGCCGCCGCGCCTCCCCTCGTCAATGTTGCGCGTCTGTTGCTCAAAGACGGCGGGAATGCGGAACCCCGCGACGCCAATTGTCGGCCAAATGCCGGGATATCTAAGCGCGGCCTCATAAACCTCGTCGCTCCTATACCGCGCGTCCACACAACAAGCCTCTGCGTGATACTGTGATAGAATCCCGTCCAATTCCGCGAACGTCCGCAACGTGCCGCGCCACACCAACGCGCTTGCGCAGTCCTCACGCCTGTATTGCCTCAAGACACAAACGAGGTAATCTTGTTGCACGTCGACGCCGCCGTAAACTACAACCTCGTCAGATTCAGGCCACCGCCGCGCTCCCTCGTCATAGTCCCCTTCCCTCGCGCGTAGTTGCTCATTGGTCACGCGGGCGTCAACGGGGATATACGGCTCGGCAAGGTCGCTATTCACGAAATCTTGAAGAGCGACGGGGTCGGCCTTGATACGCACGAACTTAACCGCCAAATCTGCGGGAGTCACCCACATTGCGAGAAGGGACGGCAAATGAAACGATACCACACCCGCCTCGGCCTCGCCGTCCGCGCGGTGTGACTTCCACCGCCCCGCTCGAACCGCCGCGCGCCGTTCGTGTTCGCTCCACGCCTCGCCGCATTCTGGGCAATGAACCGCCGCGAGGTCGGGCCGTCCTTCGGGCCATTTGACATTTTGCCAACGGAGCCGCGAGAATGCGCCGCACTTCGGACACGGCACTTCATACTCGCGCATATCCCCGCGTTGAAAATGGCGGTGAATCAACCCCGTCGGGGTTGTCGGCGTCGAAATCATCACCGCTTGCCGATTCCAATAGGTTTTCTGCCTCTGCATGGCAAGTGAGACGATATCAGCCTCACCCCTCAACGCCTCCGGCGGGTATTTGTCAACCTCGTCAAGTAGCACATACCGAATCGGCCTTGATGAGACTTGTGCAGGCGAATTGCCGCCCGTGAGGTGTACGGTCGCGCCGTTTATACGATACTGCAAAAGTTGCCAGTTGGCGCGGCGGTCGCTAGGTATCAGCGGCGCAAGTGCGGGCGAATCCTCAAAAAGCGGTTGAATGCGCGTCGCGGAATTAGACCGCGCCAAATCCTCAGAGGGATAGACAACCAGGGCGGGCGCGGGGTCAGCCGCGACGGCGTGAGCCAACCACGCATAACCAAGGGTAGTCTTGCCCGTCTGCGCCCCGGCCTCGACTACCACAAGCCGAGTTGTCGGCTCGTCTAGCGCGTCCATGATTCCGCGCAAATACGGCGAATTGTCCAACCTAAACGGGCCGGGGAATGCGGTCGGTTGCCGCGTCCCCATGACAAGACACCGCTCGGCCCATTGCGCCAGAGTCTCACGCGGAGGCGGCGCGCAAAAAGTCAAAGCATGGTATTTCGCGGAATCACTCATCTTGCGCCTTTAGTCCCGGTTCAGCCATTTCGGTCACTGATGGTATCAGTTCGGGCGGCAAGCCGCAAGCGACGAGGTAAAACGCCGACGCCTCAAGCCGAGCCTTGTACCACGCATCATCATGCGGCCCCGCCGCGATAGCGGCCCATGCGCGGGTTAAATCGTCTAGCAAGTCCCGCGCCGCGTCCCCTGCCCTGCTTTCGCTCCGATACCACCAGAGGCGCGCACCCGCGCACAAATACCCGTCTCGCGCCAAATCGCGGCCCATCCCTGCGCGGCCTTGAAGTGCAACGCGCAACGCGACGCCCATGCGGATGATGATTTCGTCTACCGAGGCGCGCGCTATCAGCGACAACGCCCGACGCCAACAACGCGCGCCCCGCCGCGAATAGAGCCAACGCGCTCGAACAGCCGCGCGGTCTAGGCTACTGTGTCGCTTCCGTCCCATTGCCGCCCTCCATATCAAGGCTTGAGAGACTAGCCAAAGCCTCCAACGTGCGCCGCACGTCTGCCTCTAGCGCGGCGGCTACGGCGGGTATGCCACCCGACGCGGCGGCGTCCGCTAGGGTCGGCGCGATCCGCGCGGGCATTGCCATTAGCGCGGCCCGTATGCGCGCCCCGTCCTCGCGGCAATTCGCCTCGACTTCCGCGCGCGGGATTAACTCGCCCCTTGCGCGGTCATAGTCCATGCGCATTTTCATGGCCTTGATTATTTCCTGTTGCCGCCGCGCTTCAGCTATATCAAGTCCAGGCTTTTGACTTGAAACCACACTTGAAACTCTAAGCCGCTTGCGCGAGTTGCGCCAGTTCTCCGCGACGATACGCGAAATTTTGCCGCCGACAAACCCCGGCGCGCCCGCGCGTGAAAACATATCATGCACGGCTTGCGGAGTCACGCCCCAAACCGCCGCCAGTTCGGATTTGGTTAGCATTTCCGCGCTAGATTGTTCGCCGTCATCCATCAATAAAGTTTTCAAGTTTCAATTTGGCCCGCGCACTCTCCTTTATTGCGCCCACGGAACCTGCTTTTGACCGGGGGTCGGTAGTACCTTGCCCCCCCCTCCCCCTTCTCAGTTTTGAGAAAAGAGGTAGTTACATATTACCACACGCGCGCGAGGTTGCGCAATACCGTTGAAATCGCGTAGAATCGCGCCAGAACGCGCCGCGCGTCCGCGAGGGTACGGAAACACCTCTGCGAGGCGAAACGCGCGCCACTGGCCTCTACGGGCCATTTGCGGGGCCTTTAGGCGTTTTGAGTTGCTCGCGGAGCCAATAACGCGCCCATAGCATGACATGATGAACCGCCTCGGCGCGTCCGTCCGCAAAGATGAACGGGATGCCGTACCGCGCTTCAAAGGCCGCGACGCTTGCGCGGATTGAACGGGGCCGCGCGAGAGAAAACTGGAAGTCCTGACACAATAGCGCGGAATACGGGGCCTCGACGAGGACGCGCTTGAACTGGAACGCCGCGAGGCGTTGCAGTTCCCTCTCAAACCGCGCGCGCCCGTGCGTGAGGCTACCGACGAGGTCTTGCAGTGACTTGCGCTCAATGGCGAAAGCGGACTCGTAGCCCAAAATGGAATAGTCGGCGGTCTTGAGAGTGCCGCGAACATACCAATGGCGGGGTATCGGGAGGGGGGCTTGCTCCCGCGTGTCGATGACGATTTTGAAGGCTGGAAACTGCTTCATGGAAACATTAATTTACTAAAATTCAGTAACGAGTAAAAAAAGGGGTGATTTTGGCCGCATTCTGGCCCGCGGCATTGCGTTACGGAAATTATTTTCCCCCCTTTAGGGGGGAATAATTTTAGTATCGCAATGATGCGGTTTTTAGTATCGCAATAATCGGGGGTATGGTTTTTCGATTGCGATACTAAAACTAAAATTGATTTCCGCGCGGTCGAAAAACGGCGCGAAAAACGGGCGCGCGCGGTCATGGCTCGTCGGCCTCCCCTACCCCGCCGCGCATGAGTTTTGCCTTGTACTTCTCCGCACCCGTCGGCGTGGTCACGAAAGTGCGCCCGCCCTGCCGAGGCGAGACGCGCACCAACTCCCCGCCCCTGTTCATCAGTTCATCTTGCAAGACTAGGTCACCGTCTCTCAGCATGGCGTTGAGTGCGTCGTTCTTCTCGGCTTGCATCCCGACCTTGACGGCGGCTAGAACCTCGCGGCGCGTGAGCATGGCGTCTCCCGCGTGGTAGATCGCCCCGGCTATGTCAATGCGGAGTTGCGCGGCCCGTTCCTCTGCGCTTTGCGCTTGCGCGGGCCTCCCGACCTTGCCGCCGCCAGTCCCCTGCCCCGCTCCGTGCCGCGAGGCCATTTCCGCGAGGCGTTTGCGCGAGGCCGCGCTTTCGACTATGGGCGCGATTGTCGGGTCGGGGACAAACACGCCGCCGTCAAAACGGGCCGTAACCTCGTCAATCGGCGGGTGTCTCAAGACGGTATCGAAAACGCGCAACTCTTTCGCGTCCGCGTGGCAGAGAATGCCGAGAAGGGCCTCGGGATAACGGACGAGGATTGAAGAGCCTGAAACCATGTCGCGCAAATTGCGGTCGCCGTTAAAGCCTTTTGGCGCATGATAAACCATTATCAGAGTAATGCCGCTCTTCTGTATCTCTTTCATTTCGTCGATTGCCGCGATAACTGATTCCTGGTCTATTTCATCGCCCTTAAAGATTTGATAAAAGGGGTCAATCATTAGCACCTCCGCGCCGACCGCTAGCGCGTCCGCTCTAAGTGCGGACCATGTTATATCTTCGTTTTTGAGGTTCTCGACAAACAAATTCATTGCGAGGATTTCGCGCGGGATGTTGAACGCCTCAACCATTGCGCGTGTGCGCCGCTTGTACTGGCGCGCGGAAATCTCAAGGTTTGCCATAAGGACGCGGCGCGGCCTCGGCACTGCGTGAGCCAGGAAGGGAACGCCCGCCGCTATGCAGATAGCGAGTTGCAAGGCAAGGAACGATTTACCCGCTTTCGCGCTTCCGACAATGGCGACATTCTCCCCCGCCTCAAACAATCCGTCCACAATGTAATCGTCGGCCTCGTCGGGCGTGTCCAACCAGTCCGCAACATTCTGCGCGCGTCCGCGCTCGACCGCTTGCGCGAACTCTAGCGCGTCGCTCATGTCATGCGCGCTCATGTCACCGCCTCCCCGCTCAAGGCCGCGAGGCCGTCAGAAAACGCCAACGCCGCGCAAATCGGCACTTGCCCGTTGCCGATTGCCATGATACGGCGCGCGCGGTTATCCCTGCAGCCTGTCACGCGAGGCACATACGCGGCGTCCGTCTCCGCGAGTGTCGCGGGGTCTGCATCGATAGCATAGGCGCGCGGCGCGTTGCATTTGAGGTCAGTCCAACCGACTAGCCACCCCATGAGCCATTCGACCCAATCGGGGTTTAGTTGCGCGTATCGCGGCATATTGCCTTTGCATCCGCTACCGCCATCACCTCTGCACGTTGGCGTGTCGTACAATGCTACCATGTCATTCAAGTTGGCATCCCCTCGCCCATGCGTAGCCCCGTTAGTGGCGCGGAAGTCCCGACTCGCCGGCGTAGGCCATTGCACCATTGCGGCTAGGCACTTGCTTCCTTGCGAATCGCCTTGCAGTCTGTAGTGCAAATCACCAGTCGCGCATGGTGTCGGCCAGTTTGCGCGGCCTGTCTCCATAGCAACGATTTCGGCGGGTGAAAGCACTCCGTGCCTAAATCGATCTGACCTCACGGCATTGGATTTCGTCGGCGTCCCGTATTTCACGCCCCCCCCCTCTTCTCGCGGTAATCCATATCCTTTCCCGTTTGTGCATTGCGCCACATTCGGAAGCTCCCAACACCTCCCACCAAGCATCATACCCCATCGAGGCCAAGTCCCCAAGTACTCGTTGAATCCCTCGCCCAACAAGCAGTGGGGAATTTTCCACGAACGCCCAACGGGGTCGAATCTCGCAAAGCACTCGCGCGAACTCACGCCAGAGGCCGCTACACGCACCTTCAATGCCCTCGCCTCTGCCAGCCGCCGAAATGTCTTGACAGGGAAACCCCCCGGCAATAACGAGGTCGTCGGCGTGTCCTCGCAACCAGTCGAAAGCCTCGCGGCATTCGGGATTGTCGGCTCTGAATGTCTGAACGTCATCCCAAATGCCGATGTCGGGGAACCGCAACTCAAGCACTCGGCGCGGGAATTCCTCAATTTCGACGGCGGCAACGGGCGTGATGCCGTGGAATCTGTCGGCAAGCATACCGCCTCCCGCCCCTGCGAAGAGGTGAAGAGAATATTTCGGCGTGTCCACATTATGCGCCCTCCATAGCCAAAGCGCGGCGCGTGTAGTCGAACCTGTCGCCGCAAATGCGCGCCAACCACGCGCCGACGTTGCGCGAGGCATAAGCCCTGTACTTGCGCCGCAAGGCGGCTAGCATGGGCCGCGCCGCGCTCCATGCCGCTTCTGCGCGCCCGTCCGTGTCCGTTGCGGGATAGGGCCGCGCCGCGAGGATTGCCGCGCGCTCGACCGCCTCCAAGTCCGCGAGGACGCGCAAGCGCAACCCGTGCAGACCGCGCACGTCCATTAGCACGGCCCAAATGTCGGCCTCAGTGCCGTGCTTGCCGAGGGTGCATACAAGTGTACGCATGGCCTCGGCGTCCATCTCCGCGCGCGTCGCCAACTCGATAGCCATGTCGAACGCCGCCTCGTCTGGAATCTCGCGCCCGACCTCTACAGGCGGCGAAACTGGCGCGGGCCTCGGCGGTAGCCGTAGCGGCGGCTTGGCATGGAGAAAGAACCGCTCCCAATCATGCGCGCTCATTGCTTGCCATCCTTACCGATTGCGGCCCTAATCATGCGCACGAAAACGTAGAACGCCACGCCGCACAGAGTGAAAGGCCATACCGCCGACATTAGCAAGCCAATAACGCCAATGCCAATCGAGAATCTTTGCACCTCTTCCGTCTCATCGTTGCGCGTGTAAAATGCCAAAACTATCGCACTAACCACAAAGCCCGTGATAAGGTAAAATAACACAACTCGCGGTGTACTAGCCTCTACTGCCATAGCCACGCCCCCTTGATGAGTTTTGCAATGTAAAGCAACAGCGCGATAATAATGAGCGTATCGCAACCGCAACCGATTGAATATTCATCATTGTTCATTGCCTGCCGCCTTTCGTCTCCCTTGCGTGTAGCAGAATGTCGAGAATCTTAGTCACGCACTCGCGCGCCGTCTCCCGCGTCTCCGCAGGGAGGTCGGGGCAGTTTGCTATGCGGATCAATGTGTCGATTGTCTCCCATGTGGTCATGCTTTCGCGCCTCCCTGCCGCTCCTGTTCTTTGCGCGCCGCCGCCTCTTCCTCGGCTATGCGCTTCGTGACGTGTTCGGAAATCATAGCGCACATCTCTTCTGCCGATTGCGCGCACCACGGCGAAATAAGCCACACATGGATAATGCGCAACGCAACGAGCAGACTTTCGCGCCGCGCGTCCAGGCGTTTGACAAATGCTTGCTCCGTGCGGGTCATTGCTCATCCTCCAAAGCCTCTCGCGCCTCGCGGACGATACAAGGGTCGTCCATCAACGCCGGCTCGTGATAGTGGCTATCCAATTCGTCGCACAGCCGCCGCACGATGTCGCGGAGGCGGGCGCGCTCGCAGTTGCGGCACTTCTCCGCACGGACTTCTTCGGCGTGTGCAAGTGCCTCGTCGATTGCCTCCGTGCGCTCGGCGCGAACGAGCCGCTGCACTGCCGCCTTGATGCGGTCGGCCCATGAATTAAACTGGAACGACATGTCACGCCAAAGCAAGCCCGTAGCCATTACCTTCGCCGCCTCGTCGCTTCGTATCTCGTCGAGGATGTCGTCTAGTGTCTCGTTATTACTCATTGTTTCCTCCTGTTTTCGCGGCCTTTCTAGCCGCGTAGTTGGCGCGTTGTCGCGCGTTGATTTCGTCCTTGTGCGCCTCCGTGAACGCGCGCCGACTCTCGACGATCCGCGCCGCCGCGCACTCTGCGCAATACTTGTGCGCCGTGTCGATTTCCTTGCCGCACCTCAAGCAGTTGCGCGAGGTTGGGCGGGGCCTGTGCTTTCGCTCTCTCGCGGCCTCGTACTGCTTTCGGCGCGTCTCCGCGTCATGCCGCGCGCGACAATCGGAGCAATACCGCGCTAGGCGCGAGCCGATGAAATGCGCACCGCAGTCGCGGCAAATGCGCTCGACCTGTTTCTCGCCGTCGTCAAGTGCGTACAGGTCAACGGGCGGCGGCGTTTTCGGTTTCGCGGCGCAAGCCTCGCAGAGTCCGCGCGTGAGAGCCGAGGCCGGGAACGGGCGGCGGCAAATCTCGCAATACTCTATCTCGACATATGCCATAACGCCCCCCCTATAAACGCCACGGAAGTCAATATTGCTATCAGCAAAACAAAGGGCCAAAGCACCGCGAGGATATCGCGCAAATCAATCAAGCCGCGCCGCCATGCGGGTTCCGGCTTAATCTGCGACTCATCATCCTCGCGCGTCAGCCTCGCGTCGTACTCGTTGGCTAGCGCGACAATCAGCAAGGCATTTTCTAGGCGGTTGCACGTTGCCACGAGTTCACCGTCCGAAGTCTCGATTAAATACTTATCGACGTACTTGCGAGCGTGCCACGGCAAGACAGAGAAGCGGAGCTGTTTACTGCTCATCTTGCACCACCCTCCTTGCCCTCAAGCGCGTCTATAGCCTCGCGGAGAAGGTCAGCGGCGCGGACGTGGTAACTCTGCCGGCGGTCTGCGCGGTCGATATGCACCTCGTTGCAGTGTCCAAGCCGAATGTACTCGGCAAGCCGCCGCACAAGGTCACGCAGTTTCGCCGCCTCAAGGCTAGCCTCTTTAATGCCGTTGACGGCCTCGACGATAAGCCGCCGCGTTGCCATGCTCGCTGGATTCAGCGCGGAGACTACACACGCGCCGTCCGCGTCCCAGATTGCTTGCCCCTCAAGCCGCCACGGGCGCGGCGCGGGTATGTCCAGTTGTTGGCCTGTTGCCATGTTGTTAACTCCTTGTTAATCGTCATCGCGGTTGAACTTGCCGAAGAACGGGGCGGGGCGCGTGTTGTGCCAGTCATCTATCGGCGTTGTCGGCGGCAACTTGTATTTAGTGCCTTTGGAGTCTTTCAACGCCGCGAAATGCGCGCGCTTCTTGTCCTCTGGAAGTTCCGCAATGCGCTTGAGTTCCGCTTCAAACTCATCATCCGCGTCCATTGCGTCGAAAATGCTTCCCGATTCTTTAGCCTTGCGGCTCATGGTTATTGTCTCCTGTGTTGGTTGTTGGTTGCGCGCCGCCGCCGCTTGCGCGGTTCAGCCTACCGCGACCCCGCCACGATTAACCAATGGGGCCGGGCCTCCCCGCGCCCGTCACTCGACGGCTCGCGGCTAGCGGCGCAAATCGGTTAGAAGGGCATTTCCGCACCGAGGTCTGCGTCTGCGTCAGCCTCGTCGGCCTCCGCCTCCGCGCCTATGCGCTCAATGCTCTTAGCCTTTAGCGAGGTGTAAACGCGCCCGTTGTACTCGCGTTGCGATATCCAAAAGCGCACCGCCACCTCGTCACCCGCCGCGAAATCGTCAAGCCCTTCGGGAAGTGTCTCGCCGAAAAACTCGAACGTGGTAGTATACTTGCCGCGCTTGATATCCAGCGTCCGCTTTTGGTATTTGCCGCGCTCTTCGACGGGGCTAATGTTCTGGAACGTGCCGCGCATAATCAGCGCGTATGCGTCCGTAATGTCTAGCGCGTCAGTTGTCGCGCCGTTGCTCTGATTGTTGCTCATGGTTCTTGCTCCTTCCTGGCTCTACATGAT